CTTTGCCGCCGCCAATTGATTGCGGCTGTCGGCCAGCGCCTTAATCAGCGCATCCTTCTCGTCCGTCAGCGCCCGTATAACCGTCAGAAGCCGCCCAATCGTTTCTTGCTGCCGCAATATGGTCGGAAGGGCGTCGAGGCGTTCTAGGACCTCTGACGCCCAATCCGATGGGGGTATAACCCCGTCGCCCATTACGGGGCGATGATCGGCGCTGGCGTGGTTTGGGCAGAGACCTGATTGACCACGGTCGTGACCAAGGTGTTCAGGGTCTTAGACGTTACATCGGCGCTGATGCTCTTGAACTCCGTCTGCGCCGAGGCAATGCCGGCAGCAATGGCGCCCGCCGTGCCGCCCGTTGCCAAGCCCGTCAACGCCGCAAGGCCGATGACCTTGACCGCGTTCTCCAAATCGGCAATGGCGATCTTTTCCAGTTCCGACACCGCCGAGCGAAAGTCCGCTTCGATCTGCGCGCCGACCGGGTTACCGCCGAACCACTTACCAAGGGCCGCTACATCGGCCTCCAAAGTCGTGAAAAAACTCATTTCGTTTCTCCTAAAGGACATTCAAAACCAACGATGACTGGGGGCAGTTTATTCCATGTCGATGGAATTTCCGCTCCCGGTTCCAGAGATGCCGTCGGGCGACAATCCGACATTTTTTGACGTAATGGTGTGCATGACGGCGTTGACAGCAGCAACAACAGCCACAATGCCAGCGCCCAGATTCGCCATAGTTTCTTGGTCAAGCTCGATGGCGTAACCGAACGTCTTCGCGATGACCAAACACGTCCCCAGCAGCGCCACGCAGGCATTCGCTGCCACGGTGCGATTCTGCCATGTCGCCGCATTGCTGATCTCCTTACCTTCCTTGAACAGTTCAAGAAACTGAGGAATGGATTTTAGCCAATTCATGATTTAACCCTCGTCGTAATTTAAAAGGTAAGTCAAATACCAATGCGCTTTTTTGAGGTCCTCGGTGCCGCCCTTCTGATCCTCGCGCCAGACGTACTTGACGACCTGGCCTTTGAGGTAACCTCGGAACTCCTCGGACGTGAGCTGCGCCTCAATGGCGCTGATGCACTCAACTTTGCCTTTTTGGTAATGACTCGGGTTGATCGGATCGTTTTTGCTTTCGTAATTTTCGAGCTTGATAGGCTCTGCAAGGCGCATGTGATTACCTCGATCATGTCATGAAGCTCGTTGACCTGATAGCGGAGAGCTTCGACGTCCGCTTTGATGTCCGGCCTCATGACCCGACTTTTGTGTCGCGTGCGAAAGGCATGCAGATTACCTAATGCCGCAACATAATCATCGAACTCATTGTTTCCCATAGCGTTCTCGTAATGTGTCGATGCGTAACGGCACCAGGTCATAATCGCCATTATGAACGCAATCCAACATCACGATACCGTTCCATTCGACCCCTTGGACGTCATCGGGCCGGTAATGCTCGTTGCGGGTGTAGAACCGACCGCACACCAAGCCGTGTTTGACGTGGTTCGGGTACACCTTGGAAGCGTACATGAACCCTTGCTGATGCCCTTGCACGAACGACCGCCCGATGTTGCCGAGGCGCGCCGTGATGGCCCCACCGATGGGGCGACCGCTAAATGGGTTGGGGAAATAGTGGCAGTACGATATTCCGTCGATTTCCACGATCTTGAGGAACGGGTGACGGGTAAACCACGGGGTTTTCAGGCTGTCGAGGTTGATGATGCCTTCCCATTTGGGGTCGCGAAATATAGCCCTCGTCAGCCGATCTTCGTGGTTTCCGAATAGAAAATGGCATTGCGGATTCCACATACGCCGCTTTTTCGTTGCCAAGCGTATGCGCTCGCGCTCAATGGGCGTGACCAACCGTTCAAACGCCTCATTGCCGACTTCAATGTCGGTCAGTACGCGCCGACCTTCGGCCTCTTTCGATCCCGGGGCGTCGTGGGTGGAGAGTGACGGTAGATCCCACCAATCCCCCAACACCACAATGACGTCGGGCTTGAGGTCCACGATGGCCCGTGCCGCCCAGTCGATGTGCGTGAAATCGTCACCCGGCTTCGCTTGGACGTCCGGGATGACAATATGTCGTGCCACATTATTTCTTCGATACGCGTTTACGGACGCGCTTCGGTTTCGCGTAGGTCGCGCCCGTCAATGCCTGGTGCAGTAGGCCACCGAGGTTGTCAACGAACGCTTCGTTTCGGCTCAACTTGTGGTTCATCGCGTCCAAGGCTGCGTGCAGCAGCTCGTGGAAAAACGTGTGCAACTTGTTGGAATCGTCCAACCCGTCGTTGATTTGGATCTGATGCTGGTGCGGTATCCAGATGCCCGCCGTGTCTGCGCCGTGAGGCCAATCTTGCTCGGCAATGACGAATACCTGAATGGTGTGGCCCATCAACGGTACGGTGGTCGGAATCATGTATCAGTCCCCAGTTCCATGATAAGAGCCAAACGACGGGCGCGATCTCCCACCTGCGTTGCCCATTTGCTGTCCAGCATCTCAGCCGCCGCGGTTTTGTAGTCCCCGGCTTTGAGTGCGGCAATGAAATGGGTGAATTGCATAAGGTGCGTCAGACCGAGATTGAACACCATTTCAATCAGGACGCTGCGCCGCATGGGCGACAGATTGAGGTATCCCGGCACGTCCAAGGCGTCCAGTTCGGCCTGTTCCAACTGGATCTTGGCGACGGCTGCGGCGAACGGTTCAGGCCAACCGTTATCAAGCGCACAGCCGTAACCAATGGTCATGATGCCGACCGTATCCTTGTACGGATACATCCGGTATCCCTCGGCTTCTTTGACCCGAGGGAAAGCGATGTCAAGCTCGGCGCTCATTCTCTTTCTTCAGCCTTCGCCACCGCATGATGTGGTACAGCGTTGCGTAAATGCCTGAAATCAAACCGAGTAGCAGACAGAAAAACTGTAGCAGTTGATTTGTTTCAGTCAGGTGACTGATGAAATAGGCGGCCCAGACCGCAACAGCCGCCCCGTCGGCTTTGGTGGTTGATTCGTGCATCGTCATTTCCTCGGCGGTCGATCATTGAGAATGATGTCACCAAGGATCAGAAGGGCGATGGTCGCGAATATAACGAATCCCATGATGGCGCCTCATGCAATGGTGCAGGTGACAGTACCGCTCGTTCCAAACAGTTCTGCCGCGGGTGAATTCATCCCGAACCGGAATATGGTGTAGGCCGGTTGGTACGTCGTGATCGTGGTCAACGTGAAGTTGCTGATGGTCGTGCCGGCAACTGTCAGGCTGTTGACCGTACCCGTCGGCGCGGATCCCGCGACTGCGACGTTGTAGGTGTACGCGTTAGACGTTCCTGAGCCGCCGTCGCCCGCATAAACGCCGACGAGGGTATAACCGTAAAGGCTGGGACTGGCGGGCGTAGGCGAGCCGATAGCGCTGTCCGGGCCGAACGCCGCCGCGAATGCCGGAGACTGTAGCCAACCCCACCAGGTATACGACTGACGCGCGTTTGCCGAGCTGCCGACGCCCGTCGTGACGTTAGTAATAGAACCGCCACCACCGCCGCCGGACGATCCCGCAATCTGCAATGTCGCGGCTGCGAATGTCATGAGAAATTCTTGATCAGCGAGGCGTACCAGTAGCCCGTGGAGGCCCGGTACGTTGCCACCAACAGATCCACCGCGTTCGCTGCCGTGGTCAACACCGGAGCGCTGCCACCGGGCCATTTGAAACCGCTGGGCCAGTAACCCGTGATCAGGCGACCGCCCGTGCTGTCCTGCGTCAGGAACCAGTTAATCGTCTGACCGTCTTTGGGATTGACGATGGTAGGCGCCACGGTGATTGAAGCCGTAAGCGTTGTGGTGAACACGTTGGACTGTGAAGCGTCCAAAGACATGGCGGTTGCGGAGAACGTGACGGGGTAAGGCGTCGTGCTCGCGAACCCGCCAAATTGCACGCCATTTAACGCCGTAATTCGGGCCGCTGGCAGCGTGCCGGCGGTGATGTTGGATGCGTTTGTCGTGTCCGTCGTAGCCGATGCGGCAAGTCCTGTGACCGACGATGCCGGAATGGTGATCGCCGACGGGTCGTTGATGGCCGACAAGTTATCGTACGTTCCCCCCGAGATCACGTTGTTATTGGCGTCAAGTAAGACAATTTTGACCAACGTTCCCGATGGCACCCACATCGCGTTTGGCAACCGACCGTTGCTTTGCAGCACGACGGGGTTAGTGTTCGCGACCGTCAGGCTCGACGTGGTGTACGTTGTAACGGGCGTTGTCGAACCCGCCAAATAAGTCGCCAATTTGTAGCCGCTCGCAACGATTCCTTGGTCGGAAAACACTTGCAAACAGTTCGCAACGGGGATCAGGTAGCCGGTAGCCATAGGTTACTCATTCATAGGTGAATTCGAGGGCGTAACCGTGCTTATGCAGCTCGGGTATGTCTTTTTCCATCTTCTCGTGGCAATCGTCGCGGAACATCATGTCCGGAACGTGCAGTTCCTTAATGACGCCATAAGCGCGCTCAGCGGCTTGTTTGACCGACTTACCCGTACCTGTCACCACCGCCAGATAATCGCCACAGGTGGCCCACATAGGCTTTTCAACGATGTTGTCGCCTTCCATTTGAGGCAACGTCGCCATCTTGACCGACTGGGGCGCGATGTAACGGCGGTTCTTCGGGGTCACGCCGTAAATCGGGATGTCCGTGACTTCCTTCTGTGTGGCGTTGCTGTGGGGATAGTCCGGCTGCGCCACGACAATGCCGCACGCGATGGCGGTGCTGACATCGAGCGTGTCTTCACCTTTGCAAGCGTCCAGCATCCATTCCACCGGATCGCCTTTGTGGGTCGCGAGCATGATGTTAAACGCGGGCCAACCAGGGCGCATCGTGAACTCTAAAGGCCACGCCTTGCCTTTCTCGTCAATGATGCAGTTGACGTCGATGTCGCCCAGGTGACCCATTTGGATCAGGCTGTCCTCCAAAGGCGCTAGCACCTCGTCAAACAAGACGGATTCGGTGCAATACTTCATGACCGTGCCGGACTCGCCACAATTCGGCCCCGCGTCGCCCGATAACAATTTCTTGCGCTCAAAGTTCTCGTTGGGCAATCCGACCCAGCCGTCAGCGCCAAGCCAACGCGAGACCGCGAACTCCACGCCCGGGATGAATTGCTGCAACATACACGGGCCTTTGAGGGTCATGCCGAGCTTCTTCCATCGCTGGATACGCGCCACCATGTCGGCGGGCGTCTTGCCGACGTACGACAGCGACTTATCTTCCTCGCTGCCTAACGTCTTGAATACGTGCCGCTCGCTCGACTTGCGTTGGTACGCTTCAGCAGCGTCAAGGTTCGGGAACGTCTTGAACTCAGGGCATTCAATGCCGTGCTTTTCCAAGAACTTCATGCCCAGTTCGCGCTTGATCTCAAGGTCGGCGCTGGCCTGTGACGGGCCAAA